GGTTTTGCTTATTCTAAAAAAGAAAAGGTTGAGCCAATGACTTTAAAAGCTTTTGTAAGAGAACAAGTTGAAGGCGGTAAGAAATTACCTTTTGACTTGTTTGGCGTTTATATTGCTAACAAAACAAAAATAACAAATAACAAATAAAGGAGAAAACGTGAAACCTAAAAACGGACAATCGAACGAAGTTGCGATTAAAAAAGAAGCCGGTGCAGTAACAGCAATTAATATTGAACAATTTGCTGATACAGGTTTTGATAATGTAGACTCAAAAAGTCTTGCATTACCATTCCTTAAAGTGCTTGGTCAACTTTCACCACAAGTTACTCAGGGTGATAGTAATTTCATTCCAGAAGCTAGAGCTGGTATGATTTACAACACAGTCACTGATGAACTTTATGATGGAGCAAAAGGGATCAATGTAATTCCATGCTTTTATAAATTAGAGTACATCGAATGGAGAGACAGAGATAAAGGAGCAGTAGCACCTGTCAATGTTTATCCAAGTGATTCAGATATCATGAGTAAAACCACTCGTGGCGATGATGGTAAAGATAGGCTTGAGAATGGTAATTACATTGAAGAGACAGCCTCTCATTACGTAATGGTGGTTGAGTCTAATAAGACTTCAACTGCTTTAATCACAATGAAATCCACTCAAAGAAAAAAATCTAAAAAGTGGAATTCAATGATGATGTCATTGAGGCAAAAAAAGAGAGATGGCAAAGGTTTTTTTAAACCTGCTCCATTTACTCAACTTTACTCTATGAGCACGGTCTTAGAGAAAAATAATCTTGGATCTTGGTTTGGGTGGGAGATATCTCACGTTGGGCCAGTTGAAAGTGAAGAGATCATGAAAACAGCTTTTGAATTTTATGAAAGTTGTAAAAAAGGATCTGTCCGTGTTAATCATGGAAAAGAAGAACAGGTAGCTAAAACACCATTCTAATTTATGGATCTACTTGACAAAACCCTGGAGGAGTTTGTATTACTCTTCCAGGGCTCAACTACATATTTTGGTGTATCCAAACCCACGGGTAAGAAAAACTCTAAAGGTAAGGCAGAATTCAAACATTGGCTTGAACCTTCTCCAATGACTATTGATCATTGGAAGCAACATTTAACAGGAGAAGCTTACTATGGGTCTGTCCCTATCAGAGATGATAATACATGCAGTTGGGGGGTCATCGATGTTGATCGTTATAATATACAGCATAAGGAAATTATATCGATTATACGTAAAAGAAAATACCCGCTCATACCATTCAGATCAAAGTCCAACGGACTCCATTTAATTTTATTTATTGATGGTGTAGTTCCTGCATCATTAATGCGTAAAAAATTAATAGAGATTGCATCAGATCTTGGTATCAATGACACCACTACAGATATTTTTCCTGCACAAGATGAAGTTGATTTGAGTCCCGACAAGTGGGATGAAAAAAGAAAGGGCAATTTTGTAAATCTGCCATATCAAAAAGCACACATGACTACAAGAGTTGCAATGGATGATGATTGCAACGCAGTTAAATTAGATGAATTATTTAAGTTTGTAAAAAAATATAGACAAACTCCTGCAGCTTTTAAAAAAATAAAAATTTTTCAAGATGATGAAACCAAAGACTATCCACCATGTGTGGTAAATTTTATGAAAAATAAAGTTAAAAAAGGTGAGGGTCGTAATGATGCTATGTTTAACGTAGCTGTACTGGCAAAAAAAATTAATCCTGATCCAGTTATGTATCAAGATTGGACCAGAGATATGATGAGTAAAGTTTGTGAGGAGAGGTTACATCCAAAAGAATTAGAAAATATATTTAGAGGAGTAGAAAATAAAGAGTATGCTTATAAATGTAAAACATCAATAGCTAGAATGCATTGTGTATCAAGTGAATGTATTAAACGTAAATTAGGTATTGGTGCTAATGAAGCTTTACCAGAAGTTGGTAAATTATTAAAAGTTAATTCATATCCAGAACCTTATTGGATTTTACCAATACAAGGTAAATCAATTAGATTATCAACGAAACAATTATATCAACAACAGCTGTTAGGAGAGCAATTATTAAATTTTGATATTGTATGGAGACCTTTAAAACCAACAAAAAGAGATCCAGATCCTTACAGAGATTGGTTAGATGAGTTAATATCTAACAAACAAGATATGGAGGGTTACGATGAACATGAAGAAAGGGAGGATATTTTTAATTCTAGGATGTCTAGATTTTTAGAGGACGTTGAAGACACCACAGAATTTGACCAAATAGATTCTGGTAATATATGGAAAGACCAATATGAGATGAGATTTAAATTAGAAACCTTTAGATCTTTTATGAAAAAAATGGGGTATAATTGGAATGAAAAAGAATGCACAAAATTTTTAGAAACTGGTGGAGCGCAACCTAAAAAAAAGTTTCAGAATATTAGCAGTAGGCATTGGGTTGTAAGTCTACCAAAACAAACAGAGCATAAAAATAAAGATGTTAAATTTATTAAACCGAAAGCTGCGTGGGAAGACAATTAAAATATTTGGTCCTCCAGGCACAGGTAAAACCGAAAACTTATTAAAACGTGTGGAACGTTATTTAAAAAAAGGTTACTCTCCAGATGAAATATGTTACGTGTCCTTTACCAACAAAGCTGTGAACGAGTGTGTAGCAAGAGTTAGAAAAAGATTTAAAGAATATGATGAGGATGACTTTAAGTATTTTAGAACATTACATTCTTTGGCTAGGCAACAATTTGCAGAGATACCAGTATTAGATCCTAAAGCAGATATGCTGATGTTTCATACGCAATATGGAACGATTAAAATTAATTTCAAAGAAGGTCATGATGATCAAAAAGTATATAACAATTGGTCTCTACAAATATATGACAGGGCAAGAAATATGAAAGTTGATCCTGTGTGGCTTTATAAACAACAATCTAGAAAGGCTGTAAGACTGCAGCAGTTTAAATCTATAATCAATGGGTATGAAGAATTTAAAACAATGGAATTAGAAAACGGACAACGAACACCAGACAGATTAGATTTTACCGACATGGTCGAAAGATACATAACTGATGGTTTGGTAATACCATTTAAAGTTTTAATGGTAGATGAAGCACAGGATCTTACTCCTTTACAATGGGATATGGTTGTGAAGATAGCTAAATTTGTAGATAGAGTTTACATAGCTGGAGATGATGATCAAGCCATATACGAGTGGAATGGTGCAGATGTAAATTTGTTTCAAACCTTTCCTGGTCGTGCCTTAGTTTTAAAAAAATCTGTCAGATTAAATAAAGATATACACTTTTTTTCTAAATGTTTATTGCATGGTATGGGTGATAACCGAGTGCCAAAAGAATTTTATTCAAATGGTCAAGATGGTTCTATTTATAGATGGACAGGATTAAAAAAAGTTCCTTGGGATTTAGAAGGTAATTGGATGGTCCTTGCAAGAATAAATGATGTTAAGAAGGAGCTGCAGCAGGAAGCTAGAAATTTATCTTTGTATTATCAAGACGTGAAAGGTAATAAATCTTTTGACCCTAATCAATTCTTAGCAATCCAATATTGGGAAAAAATATGCGAAGGTGGATCTATCTCTAGAGAAGAAGCCTGCACCATGTACGAATATCTATTAAACATAGACCACGGCTACCGGTCAGCGGATAGTAAAAAGTGGAGCTTTGCACACCCTAATCAAGTATTTACATTTGATGAATTGCATTTAAGGTGTGGAATGCGTGATGAAAAAGGAGTTTGGAATCAAGTGTTCAAAAGAAAATTTAAAGATAAAGATAAAATGTATTTTGAAAAATTGATGAAAGAGGGTGTTGATTTAAATCAACCACCAAAAATTACAATAGATACCATACATCAAGTAAAAGGTGGTGAAGCTGATAACGTTGTTTTAGCTAGTAAATGTAATTTTCCATCTCATTTTGACAAAAAAAATTTACAAGAAAAAGTAAAAGAACTTAGAGTTTGGTACACAGGGGCTACTAGATCTAAACAAACTCTACATCTGTTGGGGACTTACCATCAATATAACTTTCCGTTAGGCAAATATTTTAAAACTTACGAGGCTAATTATGCAAGATAAACCTGCATTAAAAATTTTATCTTTAGGAGCTGGTGTACAGAGCTCCACTATGGCTTTAATGGCAGATGCGGGAGAGTTTGGTGAGAAACCTGATGCAGCTGTGTTTGCTGATACGGGTTGGGAACCTGCACCTGTAATAAAGCACTTAGAATATTTAAAAAGTGTAATTAGTTATCCTATACACATTGTTAAAAAAGGTAATATTCAAGATGATATTTTAAAAGCTCTGTCTCCAAGTGGAAATCAATTTGCATCAGCACCATTTTACACATTAAATGAACAAGGTAAAAAGGGCATGGGTCGTAGACAATGTACAAGAGAATATAAAATAACTCCGATTGCGAAAAAAATTAGAGAGATATTTGGTTTAAAACCCAGGCAAAGATTTCCTAAAGATAAACATGTTGAAGTGTGGGTTGGAATATCGACTGATGAAGTTATGAGAATGAAGCCTTCAAGATTTTGGTGGCAAAAAAACAGGTGGCCTTTGATAGAAAAGAAAATGTCCAGGCAAGATTGTTTAAAATGGTACGAGGGTAAAGGTTATAAGATACCAGTTAAATCTGCATGTATAGGCTGCCCTTTTCATGATGATAATTTTTGGATTGATATGAAAAAGAATAGACCAGAAGAATTTGCAAGTGCTGTAGAATTTGATAAAAAGATGAGAATGCATAATCCAAAAGTGAAAAACTTTGTACATAGAGCTTGCGTGCCATTAGACGAAGTAAAATTCAAAGGTGATGATCAAATAGATTTGTTTAATCAAGAGTGCGAAGGAATGTGTGGTGTTTGATGACTGATAAAGATATGTTTGATGACGCTTTTCCACAAGATAAACAAATTGGAGGATCTCATTATAAACATTTTCACATACAACCTTATGAGTTTATTTCTAAAAATGAATTATCGTTTTTTCAAGGGAATGTTATTAAGTACGTTTGTAGGTATCGTTTTAAAAATGGTATTGAAGATTTAGAAAAGATAAAACATTATTGTGATTTAGAAATTAAAAAAATAAAGGATACTAAGAAATGACAGAATTTACTTCTGGGTTATGGAATATAATAAAAAATAATAAAGGATCTCTACTTAGAACTATTATTTATACTATAGGGCATTTTGCTATAGCCATAATTTGTTTAATGCTGATAGCAGATGTTTCTTTTTGGATTGCATTAACAGATGCAATAGTTGAGCCTTTAGCAAACTCTGTATGGTATTTTATTTTAGACAAATGGTGGGCAAGTCGTGTTAGGAGATGGTAAAGTTAATATTTATAGTTGGTATTGTTATGACCCTGACAGGGTGTGCAAAAGATTTAGATATAAATCCATATACAACAGCTTTTCGATTAATAAATCAATTATCAAGTAATCAAGGAGCACAATGACAATCAGTTACGCATTAGGCATGCTTGCAACAGGTCTTGTTGCAATTTTTATTGCAGCAGTTATAACTTATCTCATAATTAATAGATGACTCATCAATTAAATTTTATTTACAATGACTCTGATTGGGTTTGTCCGAGTGAGTATCCAGATTTAAGACATGCAAAAGAGATTGCAATTGATCTAGAAACAAAAGATCCAAACATAAAAACAAAAGGTGCAGGTTGGGCTACGTTTGATGGACATATTGTTGGCTTTGCAGTGGCTGCTTTTGATCAACAATGGTATTTTCCAATACATCATGATGCAGGAGGCAATATGGATGAGGGAATAACAGTAGCTTGGATGCAAGAAGTTTTAAAAACACCAGCAACTAAAATTTTTCACAATGCAAGTTATGATGTTGGTTGGCTCAAAGTAAATGGCTTTCAGATTAATGGTCCTATTGTAGACACAATGATAGCTGCAGCTCTCATAAATGAGAACAGATTTAGTTTTAGTTTAAATGCGTGTGCAAAAGATTATTTGGGTGAAATAAAAAATGAAACATTTTTAAACGAAAAAGCAAAAGAATGGGGTATTGATCCCAAAGCTGATCTCTGGAAACTTCCTGCAGGTTATGTTGGGTTTTACGCTGAACAAGATGCTGGATTAGCATTAAGATTATGGCAACACTTTAAAACAGAAATATCTAAACAAAGTTTAAATGATGTATGGGAGATGGAAATGGAGCTATTACCCATATTAATTGACACTAGAATGAGAGGAATAAGGGTTGACGAAGCACAGGCAGCTAGGTTAAAAAAAGAGTTCAAACAAAAAGAGTCTGAGGTTTTATCAAGTATAAAATCTCAGACCACGCTTGACGTAGACATTTGGGCAGCGAGATCAGTAGCACAAGTTTTTGATAGGATTGGAGTTGAGTACCCACGAACACCGAAAAGTGACGAGCCAAGTTTTACCCAAAACTGGCTAGTGAATTGTAGTAACCCGATAGCGCAACTAATAAGACAAGCAAGAGAAATAAATAAATTCCATTCAACATTCATCGACTCCATTCAAAGATATGTACACAAAGGTAGAATACATTCAGAAATAAATCAACTAAGATCTGATCAAGGAGGCACTGTCTCTGGAAGACTTTCGTATTCTAATCCTAATCTTCAACAGATTCCTGCACGAAATAAAGAATATGGTGATAAAATAAGAAGTTTATTTTTACCTGAAGAGGGGAGACAATGGGGAAGTTTTGATTATAGCCAACAGGAGCCTAGATTAGTTGCTCACTATGCTGCAGCTGTAGATAATAATTTTACAGGTGCTGATGAATTTATAGAGGCTTATAAGAATGAGGCTGCAGACTTTCATCAAATAGTTGCAGATATGGCAGGCATCAGTAGGACTAACGCAAAAACTATAAACCTTGGTTTATTTTATGGTATGGGCAAAGCAAAGTTAGCAAAAGAACTTGGAATATCAAAAGACGCTGCAGATAATCTTTTAAATAAATATCATTCAAGAGTTCCATTTGTAAAAAAATTAGCTGAAGCTGTCACTGGCTCTGCCTCTAAATATGGTTTTATTCGCACAATAAAGGGTCGTAAATGCAGATTTGACATGTGGGAGCCTGCTACCTTCGGAATGAACAAAGCAATGCAGTACGAGGAGGCTAAAGCTATTTATGGTAATAACATTAGAAGGGCTTTCACTTACAAAGCACTTAATAGACTTATTCAAGGATCAGCAGCGGATCAAACTAAACAAGCCATGATTAATTGTTATAAAGCAGGATATATGCCATTATTACAAATTCATGATGAATTATGCTTTTCTATAAATGAAGAAAATGATATTAAAGGTGTTAAGGAGGTAATGGAAAATGCTATCGAAAATCTTAAAGTCCCTTTTAAAGTTGATGTTGCCATCGGTAAAAGTTGGGGCGAAGCGAAAGAATAAAAAAAATATAGAGGGTTATTACTTTGATGGTAAAAAATCAAAGACTCTTTATAAGAAAAAAATAATTTTTTTCTAATGAAGCCTAAAAGTATCGATAAATCAAAAAAATCTAATCTTACTTTTTCTGCAGTTAAGATGAAGTATCTTAGAACACCAGATGATATTTGGTCAGATCTAATAAAAGAATTTAATTTTACAGTAGATTGCTGCGCATCTGATCAAAATCATTTGTTACCAAAGTATTATACAAAAGAGAACAGCTGTCTTGATAAAGATTGGTCCGGAGAAATTGCTTACATACATCCCTTGTTTGATATGAAGATACCTAAGTTTGTAGAAAAAGCTTACCACACGAAAAACTTTACTGGTGTCTTTTTATTACCTGCTGCAACACATACAAAATATTTTCATGATTACATTTACAAAAATCCAAATTGTGAGATAAGATTTTTAAAAAAACCTGTAAGAGGATTTCATTTTGGTCATGATGATGGCACAAAAGATAACCCATTTAAATTAGGATATATCAAACCTCTAATGATTGTAGTGTTTAGGAATCCTTAGATTCTTTTTTCTCTAACTCCTCAATCTCTTCAAAGGTAAGATCTTTTAACTTAGGATCATAAACATAAAATTTAAGTTTATACCCTCTTTCTTTTAACTCTTTTATTCGTTGTGGTGTCCAGTACATTTTGCTCTCCTATTTTTTTTATTCTTAATTATACCACGAGCAATTTTTGACTTTTTTATTTTATTGAATAGTAGACGACCTCCTGTTGCAGGGGTTCTATTCTAGATGCGACACTGAATGCTTTTCGGAAAATTTAGAGCGCACGAGTCTTAGGAATAAAATTAGTTTTTTTTAAAAGCTTAACTTGCTTCTTTTAAAAGATCAGTTTTAGCTATATCAATGTCATATTCATTGATTTTGATCTTTACATCTTTTATTTTAATGTCGAGCCACTTCATGTCTGGTGTAACATTACCCTGCTTTAATGCCTGAGATGCCCACTTGGACTCCAACTGAAGTTTCTTCGCCACTAGTTCTTGTAGAGACATTTCTGTCTACCTCCTCAAAAGTTAAAAACAAGAAGTTGGGATCTTCGAAACCAGCTCCTGGTTTTTCTGTTACATCCCCTGAGTCAACTTTCTTTACTAAATACTCAAGAGCGGCTTTATCGTTCTCTGCTCCAAGTATCTCATCAATATATATATTTTTATATTTTACTTGGATGCGATATAGCTTCATGTATTATTATATAACAAAAAGGGCTATAAAATCAAGCCCGTGTTCGTTTTGGGTTTTGGGAGTGGTATTATTTCTTTTGGCACTTCTACAGCTCTGCAGTCAAAACGTATGATTATTTGACTATTTTCAACATATTCTCTATTCATATCCTCTAATTTTTCAAGATTTTTAAAGGTGTCATGTGCTATTTGATATCCTGTTTCAACGCATTGTGCATGACTAGTAAATTCATAACCTGTTACAGCTGATGACGGACACTGGCCACTAAGCATACTGCACATGTAAATTATTAATAAATATTTAGTCATTTTCCTATATTATCCCATAGTATTTTTTTCTTGCATATCCCATGAAAATGTTTATATGTAAATCATGTTTTTTAAATTAACTAACAAAGAGGATATCATGAAAACAGAAAAAGAGATAGCTGAGACAGATAGGCATAAGGAAACAAATGATTTTCTTAAATCTATGACAGCTGCTGAAAAGTTAAGCGAGGCTTTAGTTTTAAAACCTGAGTGGGAAGTAAAACCAAAAAGCGTAGTGATGACTCATATCTTTTCAGTTGAATTTAATGAGTCAACAAAAAAACTTACATTAATTGTAAATGGTGAAGTTTACAAAACTTTAAGATGTGAGGATATATTAAATGGAAAAATTAAATTTCATAATGGTCTCAATGAGATTATCAGTAAATTTAATTTGTGGAGGTTTGATGAGCCGAAACCTAAAAATTAATTCTAAGTCAGAGGAGTTTGTTAACTTTGTAAAAAGAGTTGATCAAATATTATCTGGCACAGAAACCACAACTGCTACAGGTCA